ATAAAATTCTTGCCAATTCTTTGCTATAATTTCAACTAATGTCCAAAATTCTTCAGCTAATTGAGATTTTTTAAAATAAGTAAAAGCACTATATGTATTTGGTAAATTATTCTTTACAAATGCTTTTCGATAATAATCACTTGTTACTATTTCATTACGATAGGTCATTACATTAGAAGTAATAAAAAGATCATAATTCTTACTAAGATTTCCCCACCAATGATCAACATTTGTTAAAAATAACATATCAGCATCAAGCAATACAGTCTCATCGTACGGAGTTATATGATATATTTTCCAACGATTTTCAATTTTCCAATCTGAATTTAATGCATCATCATACCAAGGTATTTCTATAATATGATCAAATACTTCCTTGTAATGATTAGGAACAGCATCAGGAACGTCTGTTATAAGGCTAACTGAAGTAACTTCTTTTTGTGAGTTTTTTATACTAAGTGCTAATACATATGCCATCCTTACGTAGTCGTTAGAACTGTTATTTTGAGCAAGTATTAAATATCCTTTAGTTGGCATCCAAAACCTCCAACATCTTGTACATATTCCTATTAAAACTATATTTGTTCATTATATGGATATTTTGTGAACTAGTTTTAGCTAGAGTATATTCTCCTAACGAGTTCTTCTTTTGTACTAAAAATATTAAAGTTCCATCAGTATTAACTTGATATAATTCATCTCTATCAGTAGTATAATAAAACTCGGCCGGTAATGTTTGTAGAACTGTCTTATTGCTAAATCCGTTCATAATATGTATAGATATACTAAAGATAAAATCATTACGCAATACAGGATATGCAATTTGATATAAAAATCTATAGTAATCATAATTTTCAGCAATATGTTGACATAGATTAAAAAAAGTTTCTGTCCATAACGTTTTTTTAAAATAAAAAGCAGTAGCCCAATAAAAATTAACAGTATATTCACTTACTCTTGTAAATTCACTACCATCTCTCTCATATGCTAGATCAATGTGTTTAGAATTTATCATAAAATCAGCATTAGAATCCCATAGATTCTTTAATCTATCATTCTTAATTAATACATCAGTATCTATAACTAAAGTTTGGTCGTATGGGGAAAGATCATATGCTCTAGCACGAAATCCATTATTAAATGCAGTTTTTTTATAAGTTAATGAGCCATCGTAGAATCTTTTATCGTATGGATCAAGTTTAGGTAATTCATCTGTTAGAATAATCTTATCAAACGCAGATTTTAAATTAGTATCTTTTTTATCTAACCAATCTATAGTACCCAAATCAGTTACTAAACTAACAGGAACTTTTAGATTTTTTTCTACATATCTAGCTGATACATATGCCATCATTCCATAATCAATTTCTCGATTATTATGGGCAAACATTAAAACGCCCGATGTCATTTATACTCCAATCATTTTTAAAACTGATCGATTTTTCTTTAATTCGACATACTTGTGATAGTATTCGTTGCTCTTTTCAGCATAGATACCAAAAATAGTATTACGAAATTCTTCAACTTTGGCTATCATATAAGGATTTTCAAAATCATCAATAATCACAACATCTTCGTCATAGCCCATCTGTATAAGTGATGTTAGGAAATTTATGAGTTCTTGACCGATAGTAAACTGATGTCCATTCTCATGGTAAAGACAATTTTCTTTATATTCTTGTTTAATTAATTCTTTTTGTGTATTAAATGTAACCATCCTGTTAGCTACATCAAGAGCGGACTTTAATCTATCATCCATGCGAAATCTCCAATAATAATATAATTATACATTATTATTGGAAAAAGTTCAAGTTTTGATTAAGCAGAAAGATTTACTGTATTAGCAAATGTTGGAGCAGTAGCAGTAACGCCGCTGTCTACTACAGCTCGTTTCATTCCTATAGTACTTGTTAGAGTACCATCAACGTAGTCAAAAACACCCCAAGGGAAAGAAACTTGTTGTTTAGCATCATCTGTGAGGTATATGTTAAAAGTTATAACAGTTGTAGCAGCAGTAGTTATCGTAGCAGTAATATAATAATCATTATTTGTATAGAGGTTATCTGTTCTTCCTGATAGCCCGTATCCACCTTTTGAGAAAATCGTCTGCGGAGAAGCACTTAGATCATAAAATCCAATAGTTGAAGTTGAACCTGTTCCAGTTGTAGTAGTGTCAGTATACGCAAAACTAATAGTTCCCATTCCTGATAACAATGTATCCCAAGCAGCATTCTGTGTTGTAGCCGATCCACCTGTACGTGTGGCTGAAAATTGTATAGCACCTCCAGTATTAAAGAAATATCGAGCTTCGTTATAATTGGTAAAAGTTACTGTGAAAGAATGCTGTATAATCGGTTTAGTAGCTGCGGATCCCCATTGAGTAGTTCTTACTGAAGTCAGTGGTGTTGTAAGAGCACTATAACCAGTAGCTGCTATATTAAGTCTATTATTATAAAGCGTAGTTACTGCTGTTGAGATCGTGTTAATATCTGAATATTGTATAAGACTTCCAGTTGCAATAGGAGCCGAAGCTCTAGTAAATGCTGTAGTAACAGCAGAAATATCTGTTCCTTGATGCTGAGCAATCTTAAGCATGTCATTGTATAAAGCTACCCACTGCTTAACTGTAGTAGGCGAAGCTGATACAAGTGTAGTATTAGCAACAACATCAGTATCTGCTGTAACAGATTGACCGTATCCAACATCTCCGGAACCAGTAGTACCTAAGATACTTACAACAGTTGTTCGAAGGGTATTATAATCTGTTGCTTGTATTAATCCGCCTGATGATATCGTCATTTTATTATCTTCCTCATATTATATATCTTCTTTTTTATGTAACTACAATCATTATGACACCAGGAGTGATATCTAGTTTATCGTCTAAACTTTTTCCAATTATAGATGCTGCTAATGGATTATTACTTCGACTTGCCATAGCATATCCAAATGTTGATGACGACACTAATATATCGCCTTTCTTAACTGATCCAACTACCTTACAAGGAACTTTACCTCGTAATGCTACAGCTAACCCGTCTGATTCTACATTCATTAAATAGGCAGGATCAGTTGAAATTACTCCAGCAACTCTAGTATCTTCCTCAATGTCTGTAACAGTTATTTCTTTATTACCGCCAAATACAACAACTGTTCCCGGCTCGTAAACAACATCTGATTCATATTTTTCTGCCAAGTCAGCATATCTTGCTTGGGTTGCAACTGCGCTAATAACATTAGCAGAAAAACTTCCATCTGCATCTCTAGCAACGATTGTATTACCTGTGTTTTGATCAGTAGCCGATGCATATTTGTCAGTTAGTGATGACCTAGCATATTTTAATGTATCTGATTTTGCTGCTATACCTGATATAGGTCCTTCAAAACTATCAGCATAAACAGTTCTTGCTCTTACAGTGTTCCATCGATTTGATGCTGTACCTAAATTATAACTATCAGTTTCTCCTGGATATAAGTCATATCCATCTAATATTAATGGTGTTCTTAAAATAGAAGCATCAGTTGTCCTAAAATATAAACTTTTTGAAACTGTATTCTTAATAGTGCCTTTACCGCTATCGACATAGATTTTTATAACATTAGTTGGTTTACCAACTGTGATACCATCATCTGGAAAAGTTGCTGCACCAGTAAACGAAGCATTATTTGCTAAAATAAACGCAGTACTATCTAGATTATCTAACTTATCAGCATTACTTGCTGTACCCCAGAGTCTATGTGTTGAAGATGTAATTCCTTCATTAGTGATGCCTACACCTGGTGTATTAGGTAAAGTAATACCTTGTCGTATATAACTAAATCCATCAGCAATAAGTGCAGTATTAGAAGCAGACTGCAATGTAAATGTATCATTGCTAATAACAAATACCACATGTCCATTAGCTATTGCTTTAACAATCGCATGAGGATTCCCATCAGGAGAATCTAAAACGTTTGCACTTTCTAAATTAGTTTGCCCGCCAGTTACTACTGATTGTGGTCCAATTAATACGAAAGCAGCTTTATCTTGATCCCATGCTTTTAATTGATGAGTTGTTTGATCATACCAAAAATCTCCAGTATTGAGAGTATTTGTTGGAGCAGTAGTACTAACATATGATCCGCCAGTTGTATTCCACTGGCCTGTTGTTGGTCCAGTCATGACGTAATATTTTAATTTTTTATTGGTGCTATCGTACCAAATTTGACCAGCTATTGCATTTGATGGTTCAGATCCATTAGCGAAATTTTCTAAGAGATATAGGAAATTCTCATTCTGTATGCCACCATAACCAGCAAAATTCTTACCTACAAAGGTTAAAGATGTTTTGTTACTCTCAGTAGAACCGTCGTCAACGTTAACTAAGAATTCTCTATTATATCGGTTCAATTGGTATACCATACAGGGCTCCTAAAACATATCTATAAGATATTTATCAAACACTACTAGTTAAATCCCGATCAAATACCCAAGCACCCGATGCTATCTTATATCGCTTCAAATATCTAGTAATTGACGAATTTGAAAAATCTATTTTCTGATAATGGACAAGTGCTTGCTGATCATTTATATAGTTTACAGGATTAGCTACATCGTTTAAAATTAAAATAATTTTTGGTTGCATGACAGTATTTGTGTCAGTTCCTGTTAGGGTCAGAGGAATTGATTTTGTTAATATCTTTCCCGTAACTTCAAAAGTGCCGGTTACTCTTGTGTTTCCGTTTACATCAAAATCTCGTTGAGGAGATGTTGTACGTATACCAACTCGGTTATTCGAAGATTGTATATAGATACTGCTATTTGTAACAGCGCCTGTATCTTTAGTAACAATAGAAATATCACCAGATGTGTTTTTTAGGCTTAGTGTTGTTCCAGTAACTGATAAACTACCGTTAGATCCAGAACCTACCAGTAACCCTAAATCCGTTGTTATTGAAAGCTGTCCATTCATAGTTGAATTAACATCTTTTCTTAGATAATTTGTTCCAACAATGCCATTTAACTTTTGAGAATTGGTTACATCAACATTAAAAATAACTTTAACTGCTGATCCTAAAACAACAGCACCATTAGATAATGGAATAGTTGGAAGTTGAGAAACTATAAAATTAAACTGATCAACAACATTAGTAACTGTAGTTCCAGCAGCAAATGCTCCGATACCATTTGTAGTAGGTCCAGTAAGTACTGTAACAGTCATTCCTACTTCTAATCCAAAAGTAGTTGTAACAGTAATTAATGTGCCTAGACTAGTTGCACCTGCTTCCGAAGTATATTGACCAGAAACAGAAGTATATCCTTTGCTTATTGTACTAAATCCCGGAATCGGAGGTTTAGGTGTAAATTCATATGCTGAATAAATTCCTAATAGATAGTTATTAACAAAAAGTTTTAATACCGGACGAGCATTTCCATATATGCTATCATATAGTGTTTCAGCAACTAGTCCAGTTGTTCCTTGGCTTTGTGTCCATTGTGGGCCAGCTAGTGTTAAAGCAGAACCGTCAAAGAACCAAAGTTGTTTATTCTTATTATCAATCCAAAGATCACCTGTTACTAAACTAGTTGGTTCTTCTTGACTAACAATAGGAGCTCCGGTTGCTCGCCAGCCGTTCTGTCTGCCAGTGTAAACTTCTAATCTAGAATCAGATGTATTATACCATAATTGACCAGTTACTGGATATTTAGGAGAAGTTCCATTGGCAAAATTTTCAAGTAAGTAAAAGAGATCTTGATTAACTATTTCTCCAAAAGAAGTAGAATTTCTACCAATTAATGTTAAATCGAGATCCTTATATAATGTTCCATCTCTTATAGTAAACGGGTTTTCACCATTAGAAGGTATTATCGTATATGACATTATTGGTAAACTCCTGTATAGATTATATAATTAATGGACAGATATGGATTCATTACCGATACTGGTTCACCAACAGTAGCAGCATTAATATCGCCTGTAGTTGCTAAATGTCGATTTTGAGTTGAACTACTTACAGTCGGTCCTTCTATTAATACAGACTGGTTACCATTAGGTGGTGCGGCTGAAGAATTATTAGTAACATAAAACTGATCACCATTTGTATCAGTAAGCGTATGTTTGTGATTTGGTAACTTTGAAACATCAAGTGTTACTTGTTCAAGACCGCCTGCATTACCTAAATTACTCGCTGCTGCTGCTCCAACTCTATTGGCCGGGCCGCCGCCTGCATCAATGCTGTTATTAGGATTAGCCTTGCTAGGTATAAAATCTTTATTATCCATATTATCTAAACCTAGGGTAAATCTTCCTCTTAGATCCGGTAACTTGAATGTATTATTTCCGTATAAAATACCAGTCGTGTATGTAAACCCAATGACATTATAAAGATCTTGATATACTGATCTAGATTTTTCACTACCATCGCATAACAAATATCCTGCAGGAGCCGATGGGCCAGCAAAGGGTAATATTGCTCCTATTGGGACTAATGATAATCCTTTTAAGAAATTATCCTTAGTTACTTTATAAACATCAGGATCCTTACCATCAAATGCAACAGTTCTGTTTAATAATAATTCGTCTGAACCAATCGCACTGTTTATTGGATCTTTTTTACTGATAAAATCTGTAGATATCTTAGTATAAAATTGTTTAAGTTCTTTAGCTGTTCCGGAACCAATTCCTGGACCTGTGGCTACAAAGGTTGTATTTATAGTATTCGATAATGATCCGATTAATGTAAAGTCAGTATTTCCAATTGCTGTTATCATATAATTTCGACCAGTTACAAATAAGCCGGAATTTACAATAGTATCTTGACCGTCAAAACTAAATCCGAAACTAGATACGTCACCTATCATTGAAAATTGTGAACTAGATACTAATCTAGATGCAGTTCCAGTTACTGTTCCTGTTATATCCCCTATAAAAGATCCAGTAAATGTTGCAGGAGATCCTGGAGATCCTGAACTAAAATTAGAAGAATATACATTATTAAATTTTTTTGCCGTTGATCCTATATCGCTATTATTATTTGTATTTGGAATAATAGATTGGCTAGTTATTGTACTACCAATCTTAACCGCCCCAGTTACAAATAAATCCTTCTTAATTGCTACACCACCACTAACAATTAATGCTCCAGTTGTATTGTCTATTGTTTGTGTATCATTTGTGATCTTTACTTTACCGCTGAAACTTCCAGTTCCGTCAACTGATAATGTAGAATCTGGTGAAAAATTGTTAATACCGATTCCAACATTACCGCTCGTTGAGTTTAAACTCAATAGTGTAGTTTCGTTTGAATCTAAATTAACTCGGAGATCTAATCGAGAAGTTGGTGTTTTATGATAAAGAACGCCTCTACTATCTGTAATACGTAGACCTAATTCTGATTCATTTCCAATATATAATCCAGTTGGTGTCTTAATAGCAAATGTTTGAGTAACGGTATTTAATTTGTCTGTCTGAAGGAATTTACTTGCTGGAATAATATTAGATCCATCAACAAGATTTTCAGACTTCTCACTTGTTCCCCAAAATTTATTATAATTTATGTTTCCAGAAAATTTTGTAGTGCTAAGATTTATTCCAGGTTTAATATTAGTAAATCCAGAGATACCTATCTTAGGTGTAAATTCTGAAGAACTTATAATAGATACTATGTTATCATCAACATAATTTAATAATACTAAATGTTCAATACCATTAGCAGTGTTATCTTTAATAGGTAATGCTTGTGAACTAGTATTACTATTACCAATCCTTTCTGGATTTACTGGAACCCAGGATGCATCATTCCAAATATACAATTGAGAAGTAGATGTATTGACCCACAAATCTCCTTTTAGATTTGAAGTCGGTTGACCTATCCCTTTTTTAACTGATCCTACTGGTTTCCAATTTGATCCATCGTATACTTTTAATTCTTTTACACCAGTTGTAGTATCAAACCAAAGTTGTCCTGATACAGGCTGTCCACCAATTGAAACATTTGGCGAACTAGTTGATGCAAAATTTTCTAAAAGATGTAAGAAATTTTCAGATATATCAACAGCATATCCGGGTTGATTTCTTCCGGGAAATCTTAAAGTCGTAATACTGTTAACAGTACTGTCGTTTACTGTAATAGGCTGATTAGCTAATTGGTCTGTATATTTAATATTGTAAGACATTATTAATTAACTCCCGATAAGCTCTGTATACGGACAGTATAATCTATCTGTATCAATCTATTTAAACTCTTCTGCACTGGATGGAATATTACATGAGTTAATAACTTTCCTTTATTATCGGTCGAAGTTGGATCATATCCTCTAAGGCCTAATTCGTCAAATACATAATCTCCCGTATTAGTAGCATTGTCAAATGCTTCTTGGCCTGATGGCTCACCGTAATCAAGTAAACAAGATATTACAATGTCTGTGTACGTAGTACCAGTAAGATGTGATGTTTCTATCTTATTTCGAGTTGGATCAATATTAGATACACTACGGTCATCAACAACTTTCTTATATGTTTCATTGTAAAGAGTACTGTTAGTGCCGACACTGTTTGGAGTTAGATAAGTGATAATTCCTGTAGTATCAACTATAGTTCCACCGTTTCCAAATGCCATTTGATATATATATCCTTGCCCAGAATTAGCAAGACTTTGAGCCATTGCTACACTCATGTTTTCATAATGAATAGCATTTCTCTTATTAATGTAAACCTGACCCGATTCAGGATCAAATATTTTTATATGCCCTTCAATGTGAAAAGGTCCGGTTTCATTAGGCTGATTCTTCATATCTTTATCCTGATCCTTAGTTTCTTTAGGTTTATTATCTTTTTTCTGCATGAGTTTCACTCTCTTATTTATTTAGGTAAATCAACCTGTGTTGTGTTCAAGAACCTAGCAATATCTGTACTGCTATATGCTAGTGATGATTTTTCTGATATACCTTGCCATGTCTTACCACGATTTGTAATAATTACTACTAATTCTCCAGAATTTGGTGCTACTGTTAATCTTACTGATTTACTAGTTCCATCGACTGAAAATCCTGCTTCAATTTTCTTATCACTTACACCCTTATAACTATCCTGACCTAATGTTTTATCATAAACAGTTAATGGATCTTTAACTAGTCGACGACCTCCAACAAATATTTCAATTTCATCACATGGATAGAAATTATTAGGAATACTACCTTGATATGTAAATGGAGTTTTAGCACCGGTCGTTTTATTCTTTCTTGTTGAAGGAATAAAATCTAAATCAAATACTTTTTTTAATCCATTTCCGTATGCTGTTTTTTTAGTTTCTATATCAGCATAAGGAATAGTTAATGTTATTCCATTATTGTAAACAGCCGTTCCACTAGCAACAAAATTACTAACTGGAGTACCGAGAGTTCCCCTACGTAATTGACTAATTGTATTTCCATTCTTTACAAAATATTCAATCCTCTCTCCGTTAATGTCAATAACACCCGGGAGCCTAGTTCCTGTATTTTGAGTATTATCCACATCTGTTAATACCGATCCATCTAATACTGTTATGCTAGTGTCATATATACTTAAATCAGTAGCAAGAGTTGTAACTCTGCTACCATCTAATACTTTGTAAGATGTTCTATTCAACATATCTTTAAATATTTTAAATCCAAAACTTGGAATGTTTGTTAAATCATTAGTTGTAATAATTTCAATATAATCAGAACTAATTAATTCGTCAGGTAATTTAACTTTAATCTGTCTTTTGTTATCAAGTACTACGAAATCAACATTAGGTGCTAACATCTTACGACTTAATACTACAAAAACTCCGCTAGTATTAGAAACTGTTCTCGGTAAATCAAAAATACCGCTAGTATTAGTTAATGCACTATTTAGATCATATCTAACATTGTCATAACCTAACATATCAAATCCAAGACCAAATTTAAATCCTTTGTTAGTATTTTTAATTTTAAATATATCGTGATTAGTAAAAGTTGTTACTTTAATATTTTTTCCATCTAATATAACAAAATTACTTGTAAGGATTAATTTATTATCGATGATTTGATAATCATTCCTCTTAAGAATTTCTACAATTATCTCATCACCGTTATTTGCTATACCAGTTTGCAGTGTTATCGTATTTTGGATAGAATTTAATGTAAAATCTTGTACGGCTATTAATTGATTTCCGTTTCGGTAAACGTTAATATCTGGATATGATATCATTCCTGGTAGATATCTATTATCAATAATTGTTAAATTTTTTCCATCATAGATAAAATTTTTACAATCAGGAGGTGTTAAATATTCTCCGGAAACTTCTATTAGAACGTTTGAAGATAATGGTCCTTGATTTGCAGGTTTTGTTGGAAGTAGATATGTTTGTTGACCTGCTACTGTCGGAATATTATCAGTAGTTACTTTACTATATTTTTGTATATTTCCAGAAAACACTATTATCTGTATAACTGATCCAACAGATGGAACTGTATTAAGTTGGACTATGACATTACCAACAACTCCGTCACTTTTAATGCTAGTTTTAACTGTTGCACCAGTTTCAATTCCATTAACAGTTACAAATACAGAAACATTATCTTTCTCATATCGGGCTGCTGTTAAAAATTCATTAGTTGTTCCGTTTCCAATATATGTTAATCTATCTAACATATCATAGCCAGCAGTATCAAATACAATGATAACGATCTGAGAATTTAATGTTGGAGCACTACTAAGAGTGATAGTTTTATTAGTAAAATTAATTGAGTGATCAGTAGGAACATTATCAACTAGAACTAATACGCCATCTACTGTTCCTGGTAATTGACTAATTGTATATTCAGAAGTTCTTTGATCTCCTCTAAAATTATTAAGATAAACATTTGGACCACCAGTTGATGGAGTATGATATACTTTTAAACTTACAGTATCAAATACTTGACCTTCAACTAATTCTTCAGGACCATAACTTGTATCTGAGCTGATTAATTGATCGCCATCTATTATTATATCTTCAGGATTAGATCCCGAAGCTGACGAATAAGAGAAACTACCCCCTGATACTAATGTATCCATTACACTTCTATCCGATGGTAATATAGAACCATCGCAAGTACTCTTACGGAATATTAATATATAACCATTTTCTAAATGTACCCCTAATGGTATAGTTATTATTTTACTTGTTCCATTACCAATAAACGAATCCATAAAATTAGGGTCAAGTCTAGTTGTAATCTGTCTAGTAAATGTTATAACTGTGTTTTTTAGAGTAGTGTGATCTGTTGATTTATCTAATATTATATTATTATTTTCAATAGCCAATACTCTTCCAACAAATCCAAATCCATTAACATTTACAATATCACCCAATTGTATATTGTAAACATCCTTAACTGGAATTATCATTAGATTATCTAAATTATCAGTAATAGTTGATGAGACTGTATATAGATTCTCTAGATATATGTTAATAGTTTCCCCAACTGCTGGAATATAGGGAAGTGTAAAGTTTCTATTATCACCAAATATTGCAGCGAAATCATCATTACTAGAAAGTACATTGTCCCATGATGTTACGTCCCATGGTAATACAGCCCAGCCGCCGCCAACTTCAAAATCAATACTAGTAACTGAAACTCCACCATAATCGATACCGGTCATCAATTGACCTAGGTCTTTACCGTATTGCCCGGCTGTAGGTTTATAAGCGTAATTGATCCTATCAGCTGCTGAGTATAATCGAATATTTTTATCATAGGTTATTTCAATTTTAGATTTAGATGGAGGTGCTTGTGCGAAAACAATATATCCCTCTAGTGCAGTATAGGTATCATGTTTGTTTTCAATAATTGAAATATTATACTGTGAACCGTAATATTGAAGATTATTAACTAATATTGTAAATTTGCTCTTCTCTATTTCAGGTGCATATGTTAATTTAAATGATTTTGTATTACCAGTACCTAAAAATTTATCAGTATATCTAAATTTGTTTTCTCCATTTTCATCAACAGTTTGTACATATGTTCTTGCATATCTATCAAATTTTATACCTACTAATGTTGATCTTGCTAATCCATCTCCAATTTTAGCATATGCTTTTGCTCTCTTAGATTCGATATTTCCGTTGCCGCCACTTATAAAAACAACAGGAGCTGATGTAAATCCATATCCTGGATCATCAATTACAATGTTATAAACCTTTCTATTAGCAATATACGCAGTGGCCTTAGCACCTGAGCCACCACCACCTGAAATTATTACAATAGGAGTAGTTGTATAATCGTCGCCACCATCCATTAAAATTATATCAGTAATTTTGTATGTATGATTATCTAACCAATTTTTCCAAGGATATTTATTAATGTTATCTGATTTTAAAGTAGTTTGTTCGATCTTGTTTATATTATTAGCATTATTATAAAATGAAGGTAAATCAAAATCAGTTACTAAAAGATTAGTTTCTTCTAATGATTGATAAGAACTTATCCATTCACGGATTTTAGTTTTATAAGGTTTAGCTTCTTCTATGAATAATTCATAGCTATCTACTTCGTCGCCTTGAAAAGTTTTTCTCTGTAAGAGCTTTCCAACATTATGATTAGCTTTCAAGAAACTAGTTTTAAAACACCAATCTGTATATAATTGTTCACTTAAAACATAGTATATACTATTAAAGAACATCTTAATATATTCTAATCTTAAATTATTAACTAATATAGTGTTACGTAAAGTTTCTAAAATTATCCTTATTTCGGTCGTTGGTCCTTGGTCGTAGAAAGATAAGTCAAATCTAGTATTAGTATCAAATCCTATATTTTGATAGTTATAAAGTTTACTTGAAAATTCTATAGTTCCGTTTTGTTTTCCAACTACTTTATAATCATCAGTAAAATCTAAAGAATTACTATTATTAATTCTTTCTAATAATAACCAATTTCCATATCCAACATTATTAATTTTAACTAGTTCACCGACTAGAGCAGGAATTCCATTTAAATCAACAGTCCTTTCAACCTGATATCCGACATCAGATGATAATCCATATCCAATTTCATACCAATCTTTGTATGACCAATATCGTGTTACATCGTATGCCTGTGTCTTAAATCTAATCCATTCTTTATTTGTACTATTCCAATAATACAATGTCCAAGCATTATTAGCTTCTTCATCATTATTAACTAACACAGTGTAATTTCTTACAGAAAGAGTAGTGGTATCATCATATCCAAATCCTGGTTTAATTACTAAGGTTTCAATAATAACTCCCTTATCATTTACAACAGTTTGTATTTCTGCACCTGTTCCGTTTCCTAATATTTTAACATTAGGTCCATACCAACTAATTGGAATTCCAAATTCATCAGTTCTATAAACTATATTACGACCGTATCCGTATCCCGGAGAATCATTAGGTCCATCTGTAAATACCTTTGTTATCTGTCCTTCTATTACTTGTAGAGACATCTTTGCTGTTTGAAGTGTTGATGTTCCTACAAATTTTAATTCATAGAAAACATCAACGATTTCATCAACTTCTCCAGAATTTAAAGTTGGTATAGGATCGTTTTTTTCTAAATTAATAAAGTTAATATCATCAACTATAATATTTTTAGCCAATACAGAATTTACATATTCAAATAATTGCTTCAATGCTTCAAAACGATTGATAAACCATGACTGTCTTGGACTATTTAAATTACCGTATCTCTGTTTCTTATTAAGTTTTAGATCAGGCAATGGCTGTCCAAAAATATTTGATCCGACAAGACTATCAAACCATTTAGTTTCAATTGAAGGTGGAATGATAGCATACGGATCGTCTTTAGCAATTAACACATATTCTCTATGTGTTAGTAATTCTGTATTATCAACTTCATAAAATTGAAGATTTAATGATACATCGGTATCAACTAACTTGCTTCCAATATTAGTTAACATTAATGTATTTTTGCCGGTTATCGAAGCATACTTATATCCTTGAGATTTTGGATCTAATATTAGTCTAGATATATCGGCACAACTTAATTGTCTATTTTGAATGTTTGGAACTACAGATTTACTTTTAACCCAATAATAATACAAAGTAGTTTTAGTTCCGCTTATTGGATCATATTTAAATTTACTGCTCCAAGTAAAGTTATCAATATCCTTAGGAATACCGCTAATTCCCAAAGCAAGCCCTTGTTCTGTATCTGCTATTTCAGCCCATTTACTTGGTAGGTATGTAGTTTCGACCCATTCATAAATGTCAACGGTACATCCAGTAAATATCCTACCCCAGTTATTGCTCTTGTAAGTTAAGTCGCTTTGTTCGTACCAAACAAACTTTACCTTTGTTAAATCCCACCATAATTCGCCGACATGCTCATCTGTCCATGGCATACTTTCATCAACAGATACTTCACTAGTAACACCATACTGATAAACAGCAGGATCGTAATAAGTCTGATACTTAAGTTCTTGCTCAGCAATAGCAGGAATACGGCCCTTAGCAGGATCGTAGAAATCAAGATGTTCAATTAAATTATTTGTTTGTGAATTATAGATAAATGCTTTCTTAAATTTAGAAATATCAACCACTGATTCTTGTTTTTGTTTAATTTTCCAACTTAACTCTGTATAATTAAATGTAAAGACAGTACCGTACATTTTACCATTAATCGCCCTACTTGGAGTTCCGACAGCGATAGTATTGTCAGTTATTGACACCGATGAACCAAATTTATCATTTGATTCTAAATCATCTATAGGTCGTAATCTATCACCATAGATAAAATTATCATCAAATCTATTATAAACATAAACTGCTCCAGTATAATCTATCTTATCATAAAATACTGTTGAGTTATTATCAAATGAAGTATTAGTATCAAGTTTAGTACTATTACTGTCTAACACATAACTAGAATAAACTCCGTTTGCTGTAAATGTAATAGAACCTTTACTATTGTTTATTTCCGATTTAATTGAAATTGATCTATATCCGTTACGTTGGCTATCAATATCTGTAATCCTTGTTAATCCGCCGAATGCTCCATTACCACTTGTTTTTATTAAAATCATTCCAATAAACAACTTTTTAGAAATTGGAATACCGGTAATTGTTGTAGTGGTTGAGTTAGAAGATATAGTTCCATTTATACTAGTAATTTCTATATCTTCAGGTGATATCCTATTTAAATAATTATTAAAAGTTAATGGTACTAGAGTATCACCGCCAATAGCTGATACTGTTAATAATTTATTAGAAGGATTTACTTCTAGTTTAGTACCAAATCTTTCATTAGTAGTAATAATAGGTGGCAATACGTATTGAGACAATTCATATTGTTTATTAAATCCTGTGTTTGAAGTTTTTCTAAAAATATAAATTGATCCAACATTGTATCCTTTGTTATCATCGTTTGGACAAGATATAAACAATGTATCAGTTGTTATGGCTAAACTGTATCCAAAATAATCCTGATCTTGTAGATAAGTGTTACCGTTCACTGAATTAGGAATAATTCCGCTATTCATATTAGTTGAATCAATAGTTTCAATTAATGTAAAAATGTCTCCCGTTCTTTTAAAGACATAGACTGCTCCTGCGCCTTCACTAGTAAGAGTACTCGGATAAGGCGCAGATACAGCAATTATGTCTGCACCATCTGTACAAACTAAATCATGACCATACATTCCTCCAGTTAATAAGAGTGGTGATGATCCGCCTAAACGATGATCAAAGTTTAGCATTGGTTGAGAATTTATCGACCATTGATTATTTGTTTTCTTGAATATTTGTACACGACCTAAATCATATAGATAATTTTTACTCGAAACAAATAACCAAATGTTTTCACCGTCATTTGATATTTTTACCTTGCTACCAAATTTTTCAGTAGATTGTGGATCCTGTGATGCAATGACTACATCTAATTCATATATAAACTCAACTGGATTATATACAAATACTGCAACTACACCTTGAGTGGATAACCCGCTATTTGTTCCAAATTCTGATCCGATATGAACTCCGTTAAGTGTTACTGTTTTAAGAGAAGTTGCATCTGTACTTCCAACAACAACAATAGATCCATCATTTGTAGTATCAACACTTATTCCAAATTTAAAATTTGAAGGTATATTTTCAAAATATTCTGCAGGAAGTAATAGATTTTGTATCCAACCCCATATTCCGTTGTCAGTTGTACGACGATACACAGAAACTCTACCTGACTGAAATTTCCAAGTTGAAACAAACATCCATTTGTTATCTTTAGAAATTTTAACTTCATTACCACATTCAATATTTTCTATATTATTTTCTAAAGAAACTAATTTATAATATGCTGTAACTTCAGAAGTAGTAAATGCATTTTGATTCTGTAATACTAACCAATTATTATTATTATCACTATCAACCCAAATAATCTCCCCACGTATGTCTTTGTTGTTATATCTATTAGCCGAAACTGCATCTAATGAAGCAAATCTAGATGACTTCATTACATGTACAACTCCGGAAGTTATATTGTCTTGTATAGTAAAAATAGTAGAATTAAATGTAAAGATTTCTATTATATTGTTGTAAACAGCTTGAACTTTGTAAGATCCATTGATTGAATCTAGATTTGAGATTACTATAATATCGTTAACACTAACATCAGGAATAACGTTACATTGCAATGAGATAGTATTATCGGATGCAGTCCAACTAATAGTTAATATATTAGTATTGAGATATTCATATACGTCCCAGTCATTATTAGAAGTGTATCCTAACCATATTTTATCTTTTTCTTTAAAGAGAGTTATATCATAATTTAATAACGCCGCTTCATTAATAACAATATGATCTACATCACTGTCCATAACATAACCAGCAACCTGATACTTAAATACTCCATAATTATGTTGTGTTGGATCAATACTGATTTGATTAAAAGGATTGCTATCATATGTGCTTGGCTTAATTGAAACATCATTTGATTTTATATTATAGATAGATAAATCATCATATGTTTGATTGTTCTGTGTTAGACTAATATTTTGTGGGTTATGTCTAAACTTCTGTTCGTCTAGTACAAATTCTATTTCAGTATATGCATCAGATGATCCATATTCTCCTAT